GAGTAGTCTGGCCTTTGACTAGATCAATAGTGCCGCTGTCTACCGTCCACATGTTAATGCCACGGTTCTGCCACTCTATAGTAAGTAGGTTCATAGATCGTCGAGCAGTGCGTAGATCGTATCCAGAACGCATTTCTCGGCCTGCGCGTTCAAACGCTTCTTCTGCGATCTCTGTAAACTCCATATCAAACGCAGTAGTATTTGATGTAGCCATTGTTACTTACTCCGATTTTTCTTAACAGTCTTTCCTTTAGCCTTAGCTTTAGCTCTGACTGACAAATCTTTTAAGTGAAATAGCTTTACGCTTGTCTTAGTGTGAGACTTATTAGTGTGTAGGGTACCGTCAGCCATCTTGTGGCTAGAACCTTGATGTTCAGTACCGTCTCTTTTGTAATGTTTTACACCCTTCATAATTTATGTCCTTAAACGTAAAGTGTTTTCTTTCGTCTGTTTTCCATTACTTGTCCACAGCCTGTAGCTATAGACCGCTTACCTCTAGCAAGGCCACCCTTACGTAACTTAACAGTGGCAGGTTTTGTATTCTTCACTACAGTCTCTCCTTTTGATCCCGCACGTTTCTTTTTCTTAGCTGTAGCTGCTCTTTCACCTTTACTAAGTGATTGTGCTTTGCTTCTAGGTAGACATCTATCTGGGTTCTTTTTGTCTTTAGACGTTCCACATTTACCTTTAATCTTACCGTCTGTACCAATTCTAACCCAGTCTTGATCTACCCAATCTTTAAGGTCGCCCATTACTTCTTACCTTTTGATCCCTTCGCATAGTTGGGATCTTTGCAGTACTTTGAAGCTGCCATGTTTGCGTACGCGGAAGGATATGTATCAAAGGTTCGTTTAGCCCACGATTTACCCTTGGAACATATCTTTCCGCCAGACTTATAATACCTACGCATTATCGCATCTTGCAGGCTTTACCGCCGCGAGCTTTGCCGTAGCCACGAACCTTACTACCCGCCTTATATGCAGGTACATCGCCACCTGCTTGCATCATAGGCATAGCGCCTCTTTTTGCTCTAGGGTCTTTCATTCTAGGGTCAGGGGCTTTAGCCATAGGATCTACAATAGGGCTAGGTCTAGGTGCAGGCTTACGCTTAGGTGGCATCATAGGTTTCTTAGACTTAGGATCACCCATCATAGGGGCAGTCATCCCCCCCATATTCATCTTTTTCATACCTTTCATTTCTTTCTCCTTATTCTTAGGGGTACGTCCATCATCTTCGTACATTTCAAAAAATTTCTTTTTACCTGCTTTTCGTGCTCCTTCAGGGGAAGAGTCTTTATTTAACTTGGCCTGACGTGCCTTGTCTTTATCCCTTGGGTAATTACCCATTTGTATTTGTTTTGACATAGAACTTCTTTTAATGGGCATCTTGTTCTCCTAACATTTCCAACGTTTCCTAGCTTGCCGCAACCTTGAATTAGGGTCTTTAGCCGCTTTAGGAAACTTTTTCATTTGTCCGGCAGAACGAGCGCAGTAGGATTTACGCCTACCCGCTCGCTTACCAGTTGGTTTATCCTCGGTAACTGCCGTCTTTAGCTTGCTTCCGGGATTATTACGTTTGTACTTAGCTACACCTTTAGCAGTCATACCTGCGCCAGACTTGGTAGGACGTTTATCGCCACTACCAATGGACATACCTTTCATGCCCACTCCGCCGCCTTTTTTATAGTATTTACGCATAGAACACAGTTATAGAAGATAGCTGCGTCTGGGTGTATAGGACATAACCTCCACCTCTAAATAACAAACCGTCATCAGGTATGTCAGGATACTCTGCGGTGTCTGCGCTACCTACCGTGTTAAACTGCATACGTATCTCACCGCTATCAGATTCCTCACGGAAAGTAGTAGTACCTGCGGTGCCTGTATTAACACAGTAAATACCTTTTAGTCTCATGCGGCCTCTAAACATAGGTGCAGCAATAGAAGTACCTGATCCTGCACTTACATTACCCGCAGGATTACCTACCGCAGTAATAGAGGCTATAGTAGCGAAGTGTGTAGTTCCAGTAGCAGTACCTGCGTTAGCGCCAGTTATAGACTCTGTAACTGCTGTAGCTGTTTCATCTGTACCAACTACCGTAAAAGACTTAGCCGCATCATTACCTGCGCTAAGAATAGTTATATTCCTAGGTTGGTCAAAGACAATAGCGCCACCAGAAGCTAAAGCACCGCCCAACACTAGCGCGGCGTTATTACCTACTGCCGCAGCGACAGAAAGTCCATTAGTATCTGCGGCGGCGGCGGTTATAAATGTCGATTGGACATCAGAAGACATAACTTACTCCTTAATTAACCTACTGTGGAAATAGGCGTGCCTACAGAGGTTGCCATCCATACTTGCTTACCACTAGTTACCGCAGTTATACAAGTAATACGGCACCTAGACCCTATTCCTGAACCAGCTACAAAGGTAAACGTATCACCTGAGTTTGTAATAACGGGGTTAGCCGCAGTACCTGCTGCTAGTTGCGTTTGAGCCAAGAAAGTACTGCCTGTTGAAGCAGGGATAGCAATAGTCGTTGTTTTACCAGAACCTACAGCGGTAGTTACTAAGAAGTCAAAATACGCGCCTTCTGTTGCAGTAGCTGAAGCAGGTAAAGTAATAACATTATCTAGGGTTCCGTGGATCAGAACAATAGCACCGGAATCAGCGATAGATAAAGTATCTGAGACTGCTGCTGTGGCTTCCCAAGTCTTTACTACAGAGCGTTTAGCTTTAAGGGTTCCGCCAATAGAAGCGTTGTTGCCATAAGTAGAGTTAGTAGTTTGTATTCCAGTGCCTGAAGCTACTGAAATATCTTCAAAACCATTTTGTGAACGGACTGGGCCGTTAAAAGTTGTATTAGCCATTATAGAGTTCTCACATGTGAGTTAAGGCAAATCTGTCTACATGTCGTCAGTCGGGTCTGTCAGATTCACCGGATTGTTTCCCGATATACAGTAATCTATCACTATACAGTACTTTATGTCAAACATAAAAAAGGGGGCCGAAGCCCCCTTAGTCAAACACGTTATTACTTGTTACGCGCCTGCTGAACCAAAGATACCCAATGGATCAGAAACACCGAACGAATAACGCTCACGGGCTTTATAGCGGCTGTTACCAGTGTCAAAGTCTGCATCCATAGATGTAGCCATTGCTGAACGGGTAAAGTGCTTTAGACCATTAGGAACGTCAGTCATAAGGAACCAAGCATCAGTGTCAGTCAGGTAATGATTGACTGCATATCCGCCGGGAATTGAACCATTGCTACGAATGGCGTTTAGATCGTTATCAGCAGTAGACACACGTCCCTCAGTCTCAAGCAAACGAGTTGCAACGAATTGCAAGTTTGTTGGGATGATGAGTTTCTTAGGCTGTGCTGCAATCTTTAGGCCACGCTCGTCAGTCCATCCGCCGATCTGGATAATAGCGGCTTCTAAAGAAGTCTCGTTAAGATCCGAAGCAACTGCTGGAGTATTAGAGTTAACACCACCAGAAACAAGTGGGTGAGAAGTGTTACATAGAGAAACTCCATCACCGTAAGTAGTACCAGCAGCGAACGCGTTGTTCAAGATGGTAGCAGCTTTTACTTGCTTAGTGTATGCCATAGCGCGAGCTAGTGCTTTGGTGTAACGAGATGACAGAGAGTCATACAAGTTGTCTTCAATCGCTTCTTCAGTGATTGCAAAACCCATAGCAACAGTTTCGTGCGTGTAGCGTGCGGTGAAGGCTTCTTGAGCATTATCATACTCAATAGCGGAGCCTTCTGACTTAGTTGGAGCCGAACCGAAGCCGGACAACTTAGTTTCTTCTTCAAAAGAACGATCAGAGGTTTCGTTTTCAAAAATCTCTTTATGCTCTTCGCCATACTTTGCGTACTCTAAACCGAACAATGCGTTTAATCCGGGGAGTAACTCTTTTAATAGTTGCGCTCTTGAAATAGCCATTAGTCAGCTCCTTAGTTAGACACAATGCCAGTACCATACTGATGGTACGGAAGGTTAATTTTAACCAGAACGTCGGTATAAGCATCGCCGATTTCTGACCCAGTTTTAGTTACGAATCCAACAACCTTAAACGACTTAGTGGCAGTAGCAGTAGTAGCGTTAACCTGCATAGTTGACTTACCAGTAGTAGTGTTTACAGAAGTTGTAACGTGCTGTGCGGCTGGAAAATCACAGTTGTGACCTAGATCCGTTTGAGTTACCGCGCCGTTTGCTTGTGCTTGAAACAATACATTTGGATCAGTTACAACATAAGCAGTAGCATTTAATGTACCAGAGGGGTAGTACTGACCAAAGATCAATTGCCCTTGAGCATTAATATACTCGCACCCAACAAATACGCCGATAGCGCCAATAGTGTTTCCACCTAGATTGTTAGCACCTGCGTCTGCACCTGTACCAGCAGCAATGTTAACAAAACCGTCAGTGTGTAGTTCAACAACAGAACCATACCCGACATTTTGTGCGACCCCAGCGGGATCGAACAAGTACGACTCTTGAGCGCCCGTATAAGGGGTGCCGTCCTGCCGTCTTACGGGAACTAGCCCGTATCCTGCACTTGTAGAAGACATAATATCTATCCTATAAAAATTAAGTTAAGTTCCCTTACCAAAGGTAACTTTCGTTTTCCGCTCATTAAATAGCGGCATACGGGCATCATTCTCCCGCATCAAGTTGTTATCGACTGAATCCATTTGAGTTCTAGTTTGTCCCTCAAAGTGCTCAGTACGTTCTGCAACTAGTTCGACGGGGGCTTTACAAAGCATCAGTCCACCAATAATTACATTGTCCTTAAATCGTTCGTTCTCGATTGTGACTAGTGTAATTTCTGGATGATCTGTAGCCTTTACTGGCTCCCATCCTTCACGAAGTTTAGAAGAAACATTCGTAGCATCAACAGTTCCCTGCATAGCTACTCGTATCCAGCGGAACGCGTATCCTTCTTCTGGAGTAGGGGAAGGTAATACTTCTGGCCTATTCCAAGATTTTTTACGAGTCGTTTTTTCACGAGTTTCAAGTTCACGGTTTAATCTGTTCTCAGCCATTATATTTTCCTCATCTCTTCAGCAACCTTTTTGGCGTATAGTTCCAGTGGTACTCCAAGTTTCTTAGCAATAGCTACCTGTGTTTGCGTTAATCGCACCTTTTTGGGTGCTGTGCTCCGCGTCGCGGGGGCAACCACATTTGACTTTCGCTTACTTGTCCTAGCCTCTGGCTCTTCTTCATCTTCTCCAAACTCTTCGGGGAAGGTATTCCGCATACGAGCGTTAATATTCTCGTAGTATTCATCGCTTAGTGGGTCTACACCTTGTTTAACAAGTTTACTGTGTACCCCCATAGCATAAGCTGTCATCTCATCATCATCACCAAACCAAGAATTTTCTGATGCCCAATCGGACGCTTTGGCATCTACTCTAGGTTGAGACTGTTGTTGAGGTATTTGTACAGGAACTTCTGCTTCTTGTAAAGGCTCTGATTTAGAATTATCTAATTTATCTGCCTTTATCTTAGCGTTAGTTAGTTTTTCTTGGGCATCTAACAGTTTATCTGCATCGCCGTTTTCATATGCTCGTTTGTATAAACGTTTAGCAGTAAGTATTTCTATTGCTGAGTTCTTCTTAGCTTGCTCTAGTAAAACTGTGTTATTTTCATCTACAGTACCCTTCAACTTGTTATTTTCATCAATAAGGGACTTAGCGTAGCTTTCTAGTTCCTGACGTTCGCGCTGTGAGGCTTCTTTTGCGCGGCGTTCATCATGGTAACCTTTGCTAAAGTGCTGAATACGCTTACGTACTTTGTCGGAGTAATCTTCTAACTCCTCGTCCGTAATGTCCTCTGGCGGTTTAGAAGCCTTGCGGTTCCTATCTGCTTTCGGCGTATCATCTACGACTTCAATATCAACTTCGTCGTCCTTCTCTTGAACAACTTCTTTTTCTTCTTTAGCTGGCTCTTCTCCAGACACGTCTATCTCAATAGCACCGGAAGATTCTATTTCTATATCTTCTTTTTTGCTATCTTTCTCTTCATCAGGAAACGAGTACTCTACTTTTTGAAATCCCATTACTAACTCCTTTACACTCGTGTAACGCCACGAGGATCGTTAACTACTGCTTCAATCGAATCATCGTTCATTAAACGATACTCAACACCACCTACTTTAAAGCGCGTGCCTGTGTTGGCACGGAACATTACGTAATCTCCTACTTTACACCAAGGGCCAGTCGTAAATCGTTCTTTGTCAGAATACGCCTGCTCACCCATGTCTAATACCACGCCAATAGTTGACATGATGTAGTCATGGTGTATTTCTTTACTAGATTTAATAATGCCACTATCACCATAGGTATCTTCTACTTCTGGCATAGCTACTAGGACTCGATACCCTACAGGAGTAGGAATTTGGTGCTCTAGTTCTTCTTCGGTTACTTCGGGGGTTGGTGTTAAATCAGTCATTGTCATCATCCATATAATTGCGCGAAAGGTCTTTTACGTAAGATAAGCTAGTTTGAAGACCTCGTATCAAACCAACTACTTCTCGGTAGTTTGCATAATCTGTTGCAGAACCATTCTCAAGAAACTCTTGTGCGGAGGATGTAGCATCCTCGATTTGTTTCGTTAGCACGTCAAAGACGGTATTAGCCATATCTATTCCTTAGGTTTGTTTTTGGCCTCTCTTAGTAAATCAAGGTCAAGTCTAGTGTTAGCTGTTTTTCTATCCGCAGCTAGTTTTGCGCCCGCTTTCTGGGCATCTATTTCCAACTCTTGTTTAGCTAGTTTGAGTTGTTCCATATCTATGGTTGCATCAGCTTGGTCTTTCTGAGTCTTTCGCTGAAGTTCTGCTTGTTTGAGCTGTGCATCTGACTGATCTTTCTGAGTCTTACGCTGCATATCTCCTTGCTTAACCTGTAGTTCTGCTTGTTGTAGCTGGAATACAGGGTCTTGTTGTTGCTGTTGCGCTTTCTTCTGGGCCGCTTCTTGCTCATGTTGCGCTGTAAGCTGCTTGCCACCTTCGGCTACGAGCCTTGCCAACTGAACTTCGATATCTTCCGATAGCTTCTCATTCGGTGCAGGTAAGGTAACACCCAACTTCTCTTCCATCTGAGAACGATACCTAAACCCTAGGTGCTCTGCGATATGGGCGTTAAGAGCTGCCATAATCTGTTGAGCCTGCGGGTTCTGCCCAATAGATTGAGCAATCATAGGATCTTTCATAAACGACTGGTGAGCCGCGATATGAGCTTCGTGATCTTGATAGATAAACGCTTTTATGGGGGTACCTGTTAGGGCGTTCATGTTTTCGCTTACGGGATCTGTAGGATTCACATCATCTTCCGTAGGTACTAGTTTGTCAGCGTTTTTAATTCCCATTACTTCAATCATCTGACGGTGTAATTGAGGTAAGTTGTATATCTGTGGGGCTTGTTGTGACATCTGTAGCACTGCTTGGTACTGTACTACTCGCTGCGCCATTGTGGCACTGTTAGGGTCGCTTACAGGGACTACATCAACCATAGCGTAG